CTTAGTTACAAGCGGCTTTCAGAACTAGTCGGCGCAAAGCATGCGACGGTTGCGCGGCGCTGGTGCCTACCGCTTGGGCATGAACAACGCATGATCCCTGCCCCAAATTACATGGAAAAAATAATGACAGTTACTGACGGTGCAGTGCAGCCAAACGATTTTTATGTGCGCCGCCAATGAAAGAAGACGAGCTGCATCGCTGGATTGTTATGTGGCTCGATGAAGCTTTGCCGATGGGCTCGATGTTCCATCACTCCCCGAATGAGGGCAAAAGACATATTAGTTACAAATTGAAGCTCAAAACAATGGGTACACGCTCGGGCTGGCCTGATCTCGAGCTGTTTGTGCCGCGCCATGCCTGGAAAGATCCGCAGCAGCAGGGCGCAATCATGTTGGAAATCAAGCGACCGAAAGGCGGTCGTGTTTCAGAAAACCAAAAAGAAATCATGGAGCGGCTGCGTGATGCTGGCGCTTATTGCTTCGTTGTGAAGCGCATTGGGCATGTCAAAAGCTTGCTCGAGGTAATGGTTAAGCTGCGCGACACCAGCAAAATGCAGCAGATTCAGAAGATGTGTGAGACAGGTGGTGGTTGATCTGCGCCTGGCGAGTGGCGTTTACCTGGTGCGCGTAATGAAAGATCCGGCGATTGGGTTTGAATGGAAAGCAGAGCATGAAATTTGTGAGGGTCAGGGGTGCTGGGAGTGTGAATACAAACAGTACCGCGATTTAACTGAGGACGAGGAAAATGAGGTGTATTTACTGCGAGCACAAGACAGAGGTTAAGGATAGCCGGTTGCACAGCGACAACACAATACGGCGGCGGCGGCGTTGTTTACGCCCAAAATGCGGCAAGTCGTTTTCAACTAGCGAAACGATTTGGGTGAAAAAAAGCTGGGATGTTAGCCACAGTGTTGACCCGACAGACCCTAAAAAGCCGCTTCGTAAGCGATACGCCAAAAAACAGACCAAAGTAATAGATCTGCCGGTCCATGCTCCCATCCGCAAGAAAAAAGAAAAAAAAGAAATCGATTGGAAATGGGCTGCAGAGAACATGACTGATGAAGAATTGGAGAATTTTATCCATGAAAACGCTTGAGCTAGCACAACAGGAATTCAATCGAGCGGTGCGCGATGACATGGGCATTTACCTCATAGCCGAAGCCTGGGGCATTCAGCCGTACCAGGTAATCCGAGGCGGCAATGGGCTGCTCACAGAGCCTTATGTCGTTGGCAAAATTGCGGAACAGATCGAGGCAGATCGTGGCAAGAGTGAAATGGAAAAAGGCAAAGCTGTCAAAAACGCCGACAGTCAGCCCAGACGCAAAAGAAAACTGTGCCGCGTGTAATCGGACGCATTACCTGGTGGCAAGTAGTTATGTGGTGCTTGGTAGCGGCGCTCTGGTATGCAGCAACGATGCTTGCTGGCGCGTGATGGTAAAGGTAGAAAAAAATGGGTGATGGATTTATTTCAAAAATGAAAGCTGCGGAGCGCAACTTAGATATATCAGGAACAGCTAAGATATATCCTGATTATATCCAACCTATTTCTATTTCTAACCTAAATCAAGATATATCTAGGGATAGATCTAAGGATGTCGCCGAGATCCTTTCACACATTACAAAAAAAACAAATCCAGCGTATGTTGAAGCGGTGCATTTGTCTCGTAATGATCCCCTCGCCTATCGCATGAAAAAGCTGTTTCGCAGAATAAGGCCAAAGATGTCTGCTGATCGGTTCCTGGACATCAGCCAGGAATTGTCGAGGCTCGAGCCCTCGGAGCTGATAGGAGCCGTGCAAGCCCTGGAGAAGAAATATGGGAATAGATGAACTGCATGACAGGCTAATAGCTGCTGCGGAGACAGAGCGCCGGCTGCCGCCAGCAACTAGGAAACAAAAAATGTCTGGATGGCCTGATTATCCCCTCGATTGGCATGGATATGGCTGGTCACAAAAGGGCGAGGTAATGCTGCGGCCAACAAACGAGCAAATCAGTGACATGGATTGGCTGTTTGACAAGGTTGTGGCAAGGCCAGAGACTGAGAGAAGATTGATATGGGCGTGCGTCCATTCAGCCGCATTTCGGCACAGGGGACCGCAATGGAGCAAGCTAGCAAAAATCCTCGGAGCGAATGACCCGAGGATTGTAAAGCGCGAGTACAAGCTGGCGCTGACTAAGTTGTGGTACAAGCTGCAAGGCGTTGACCTATTCGAAGGTAAACCCTTCTAAGCCCTGGTTGCTTAGATGCTGCAGCAGATACTTGGCGTAAGCCGTGAGGTAGTCGTTGCCCTCAAAGACAAATTGCTCCTCGTTGTTCTCGACAGCCAGGCGATACCTGGCTGCAAGATCTGACGCTGTTTGCGCCGTGAATGATACCATATTGGACATGTCACACCTCATTCATTTTGATTGCGTGGTCCAGGATGCGCTTGCGGTCAGCCTGGCTATGCTTGGACAACAGGCCCATGACTGCCGAGGCGTGGCCCCTGATGACATCCTTGGGCGTTTGCTTGCGCTCCTTAGCCGGCTTGTCGATCATGTTCTCGAGGCCAAGCTTGGCTAGCGTGTCTTTGTCGAGTTCTGCAATGTTCATTGGTTGTCTCCTTTCTAATAAACCTTACACACTACAGATGGGTATTATGACAGTAAGTGTCAATAGTACAGACAGAATAAGTTAAGACTGTTGTGATTGCATCGAAATGTGGTATGTTTTGATTAAGATGGCACTACATGTTGATGCCATTATCTTCCTCCCTTAAACCTTACGCATGGGCTGCCCTGGCACTGCCGGAGCGGTCCATGTCTTTCGAGGGGATCATGTCCAGAAAAGTATCCAAGAAAGTGATGGAGACAATCGCTGACCGCCTGGCAACAGGCGAGAGCTTGTTGATGATCTGTCGCGATGAGGCAATGCCAAGCTATCGGACAGTGACCAGGGCTGTTGTCCAGAACGATGAGCTCTACGAGATCTATCGCCGTGGCAGACTGTTACAAGCAGAGTTCTACAGCGATCACATCAATGACCTGGCAAGGCAGCCGCTGCCCGATACGATTGATCCTAAGTTCCTCAATGCCGAGGTGCAGCGCAGACGGCTCGAGGTGGATACTCTCAAGTTTACGATGGGCAAGCTGCAACCTTGGGGACTGCGTGACAAGAAGGATGACGCACCGCAGAACAACAGCGTGACGCTGACATGGATGGGATCAGAGGTACAAGTAGAGGCTTGATGTAACCAATATATAAGCGTACGGATTGGCCGAGCTTCGCGCGCGAGGCTGGTGATCGATGCACCGGATCTTGAGTTCGGTCAGGTTTGCTCTGTGTGGCGCAGATATCCAGGGAAAAACAATGATGCCTGGCTGCGTGTGCAAGAAAGTGTGCAAGTTAAAGCGATAGGGGTTGCCGATTTCTGGCATACACCAGCCCCACCCCACAAAAATCCAGCCGCGCCTCTAAGTACGATAATATAGTCATGGAATTGAGGTTCACACATGCAGATCGTCATTCCCTATGCTCCAAGACCTTTGCAGCAGCGGCTGCATGATCAGCTAAGTGAGAAGCGCTGGGGCGTGGTTGTTTGCCATCGAAGATGGGGTAAGACGGTAATGGCGATTAATCACCTTCTGCGTGATGCCATACTGAGTCAGAAGACCAATCCCAGGTATTCGTATATCTCGCCGACTTACAAGCAGTCTAAGGCGGTGGCCTGGGATTATTTGAAGGTTTATGCCGGCGCTATCCCAGGCGCTAAGTTTCATGAGACGGAGCTTAGGTGTGATCTGCCTAATGGGGCGCGTATCACGCTGCTGGGGGCAGATAATGTGGATGGGCTGCGAGGCATTTATTTAGATGGTGCCGTGATCGATGAGGTCGCGGATATACCAGAGCGGCTGTTTCCTGAGATAATTAGGCCAAGTTTATCAGACCGGCGCGGTTGGTGCGTATTCATTGGCACGCCACGCGGGACCAATGCGTTTTATGATTATTACGAGCAAGCGGTTGCTAGTGATGAGTGGGTCGATGTTGTTTACAAAGCGAGTGAGACAAACATTTTGCCGGCTGAGGAGTTAGAGGCCGCCAGGTCGATGATGTCCGAAAACCAGTATCAACAGGAATTTGAGTGCTCCTGGGTGGCGAATGTCGAGGGCTCGATCTATGGCAAGGAGATGCAAGCTGCCCTAGAAGATGGCCGCATAACGAATGTGCCGCATGATCCGACGACAAAAGTTCATACTTTTTGGGATCTTGGCATTGGGGACGCTAGTTCAATTTGGTTTGCACAAGTCGGCGGGGCTGCTGGAAGGGGCGTTCATGTTATTGATTACTATGAAGCGCGTGGAGAGGGCTTGCCTCACTATTGTTCAGTCTTATCGAGTAAAAATTACAATTATGGTGATCACTATGCGCCTCACGATATTGAGGTTAGGGAACTGGGGAGCGGCAAAAGTCGCCGAGAGGTGGCGTGGGAGCTTGGCCTTAATTTCAAAGTGGTTCCGAAACTACCGCTAGAGGACGGCATACATGCTCTCCAGATGCTTATACCTCGTTGCTATTTTGATAGAGAAAAGTGCAAACAGGGGCTGGAAGCCCTCAGACAATATCATAGGGCATACAAGGAAAAGGCCAGAACTTTCCGTTTATCGCCTGTCCATGATTGGTCATCACATGGCGCGGATGCCGCGCGATATATGGCAATTTCTATACGAGAAGGTTCTATGGAGCGTAGGCCGCAACAACGGCAAGCGATGAATAGCTACGATCCGTTTGCGACAGCAGCAGCAGTATGAGGTTAAAATGGCACAAGTAACAGCAAAACGCGCAGCTAACATTAGAGGGCAAAAGCACATGCTCTCATACATAACACCAGCAGAGGCTCGGCTGCTTCGCGCTAAAGGCGGTGCCGGCAAGCCTGGGCCTAAAGGTATTCCGTCATATTTTGATGTTGGTGAAGGTTTGGGTGGCTATGATAGCAAAACTGAGGGCGCGGCAGATACTGCTGGCGGCAGGGGCGATCCTGATGCTGGAATTGGTGGCGGTGCTAGTGTTGGCGGTTTTGGTGATGACAACAACGATAAAGGCTCTAAGTCATACTCTGGGCCGTTGCCAGGCCGAAGCCCAGCTCGAGCGCCCGACGAGCGCACAAAAGCCCAAAGGGAGATCGAGGCTCGCATTGATCGGCTCGATAGATACTCAAAGGACGATAAAAATAATTTTATCAACAGAGGCTTTGCTAAAGCCAATGTTATGGGGGCCAAGCGCGTCAGAGACAAGTTAAACGAAGCTGGCAGCATTCCCATTAGAAACACAAAGGGCCAGGTTGTTGGTGTGATGCACCAAGGCCCATTTGGGCTTGGCATGGTTTATAGCGGCAGATCTTTGTCGAGATCTGAATACGCCGGCCCTGCTGAGTTTGCCAACAATGTGGTTATGGATGGCGGTAGTGACGGCGGTGACGATAATGTTCGCGCCGGTGCTAAAGAGAAAAAACCAATAGAGATTGTTGATGGCAAAGTGCAAGCACCAGAAAAGGGCGACAGTGATAGCGTTGATGTCACAAAAAAATATGGCCCCCAGGACACCATAGCAACAACACCGCAAGGCTTGTTGGCTGAGGCTCGAACACGGCGTCGCTCACTATTCTCAGGCGGTCTAATCACATGATGAAAACGCCAAAGCCTATAAATCTGGCCGGCATGATGGGGCAGCAAGCACCGCAGCCCATGCAGTTCGGCGCAAATCAGACAGTTAACCCGCTCGAGCGGCTGATGCAAAAGTACTCT